AAATTAAAGAAGAAAGAAGAGAGTTAAAGCAAGATAGGGAAAAGCTAACTAAGCTACTAATTGAAAAACAAAAACAAATCAAGGATGAAGTAGATGCTTCGCTTCAGATAAAGATTAAAAAACAAAATGAACTAATCCTTGATTTGAGGAGTAAGATAAAAGATGCAAAGAATTTATCGAATGTACCCCTTAAGAAAGTAATCAAAGAATTGGTAATACAGTTAGAAGCCGGTCACTACAAACGTGCGTTACGTGATGCTAAATCAATATATAAAGCGTTTTCTGACCTTGATAAATACGATAAAGAATATCAAGAAGCCTTAGAAAGGTTGGAAGAACTCAGTAGTGTAAATGATAGATATAAGAAATTAAAATCTGATTGTGATGATATTGCTTCTGACATGGCTTCTATTGATGAAGATTTGGCTAAGCTCAAACAGGAAAAGCTTAAGGTTATGTCTCCCAAATATAAACAAAAGCTTAAAGAGATTAGGAAAAAATTACGTAAAGTTGATGAGGATTTTCACAATAAAGAATTAGAATTAGAGAACTACAATTGGTTGATAGATGATCCTCTAGGTAATAATGGCATAAAAGCTTATTTATTTGATTCTTCTTTAGAGAGGTTAAATTCTACATTAGATAGGTATGCTCGGGTATTAGGATTTAGGATTGAATTCACTATCGATTTAGGTACTGCTAGAAAAGATTTTGTTACTCTAATTGAAAGAGATGGGCAAATTATTGATTATGATGAACTATCAGGAGGGGAAAAACAAATATGTAATATAGCAATGGCTTTTGCTATGAATGAAGCTCTTACTGCATCTAAGGGTATAAATCTTGCTTTTCTAGACGAGGTATTCGAATCTCTTAGTTCGGATAATATAGAGGTAGTGATTTCTTTAATACGACATACTTTTTCGGATAAAACCCTTTTCTTAATCACCCATCATGATTCACTCCCCTTAGGTAATACTAAAATCCTGCAAGTTGAAAAAGTTAATGGCCTAAGTAGGTATCAATTACTATAAAGATATATAATTCTTAAAACAAGACAATGAACTTATGGCAAACAGTAAGAAAAAGGGCTCAAGATTTGAGCTTAAAGTCTCAAAATGGTTTACTAAATGGACCTCTTTCAAATTTGGAAGAACACCTTACTCTGGTGCAAATCATCAGAGTAGAGATTTGTCTTCAGATATTATGTGTCAGGATGAAAGACATGCTCATAGATGTAAAATCTCAGTAGAATGTAAAAACTACAAGGATATTAAGTTTGAACATCTACTTTTGGGCAATAAGAAATGTGATATACTTAAATTCTGGGAACAGGCCTCTAAAGATGCAAAAAGGTCAAATAAAGTTCCTATTCTTTGCATGAGATATAATTCAATGCCCTCAGATGAATTTTTCTTTGTAGTTGGTAAGAAATTTGCTCCGGTATTTTATAAGCTCCTATTGGGAAACTGTAGTATCATGGTAATAGATATACCTAAGATAGATGAGATCCTTTATGTATTCATGGCTAGTGATATACTAAAGAATATCAGTTATAAGTTAGTACATAAACAAGCTAAGCTAATCCTTAAAAACTCTTAAAGATATGAAAAAACATACCCCTTATGTATACTGTATATTTTATATTGAGAAGAAATACTGCTTTCGAATCAATGAAGAATTGAAAGAGAAGGGGTATAAAAATATAAAAGCCATTATTCCAATGGTAAATGTATTAAAGAAAACTCACAAAGGCAAGATGCAATTC